GTGAGAAGTCCCTTAACTACCCGTTTGCGGCGGATTTGCGGGACGGTTAGGGACATCGGGAACGCTATGGAGCTGTTCGGACTGATCAAAGTATCCGGACACCCAACAGTCTACGCTATCCGCTCGGCGAGGTCAGTTAGAAAGGAGGCCCAGCCTTATCTCCGGACTTCCCCGCTCAGCATCATCAATTCACTTCGGTGCTTCAAGCACATCGTTCTGAACAACTACATCACGAAGCACACCGCTTGGCCTCCGTTCACACTGGGGCCTGCTCCTGGGACACTCTTGTATCGCCATTGGCGTGATGGAGTAACCGCACTCCCATCCGACTCCTACGATCTTGGTGATCTCGATCACATCAAATTTGCGAAATTCCTCGAGTTCGACTACTCGGAAGACTTCCTCAAGTTCCTCGATGATAAATCCATCTCGGTAGGTGCCGCGGACGCACACAGCTTCTGGCACGGGGGAAGCACTGAGTCGCGTCGCCTACTAATCCAAGCTCTCACTACTACCGAAATTGACATGGTCGCTATCGTCGAGCGTCTCCGTCACCGCGGGTTCACTCTAGATGAATTAATAGTGGAGTTAACGCAGAAAGAACGGGAGCTGAAACCTGCAGCACGATGCTTCTGTAAGATGGTTCTCGCTGTTCGGTGTTTTTTTGTTTTGACTGAGTACAACCTAGGATCCTCATTCATGCCAGATTATATTCCTCAGCAGACCATGACCATGTCCCAAACGGAGACAAAGAAACGACTGCACGCTATTGCCGGATCCGCGAGTCGAAATAAGAACGCGAGTGGGTTCCTCGAGATAGACTTCTCACGGTGGAACCTGAGATGGCGGGCGCGGACGGTCAACCCCATTGCATGGGTATTGGAGGATATTTATGGTATGCCGGGGGTTTTCTCACAAGCCCACTGGTTCTTCGAACACTCCACTATTGTCTTGACTGACAAACACAACCTCCCAACGGGCGTGTCGCCTGGGAGTCATGCGTCCAGCTGGCCCTCATCTGAACTCGTGTGGCGCGGTCACAAAGGTGGGTTCGAGGGGATCACACAAAAACTTTGGACAATCTGCACTATCGCAATGGTCTACATGTCTCTCCTTGGACTAGGCATAAAGTTTTTGATGGCAGGACAAGGAGACAACCAGATCTTGGCGATTACTGCGTTGGACGCCTGCGCCGACCGCCGTCAGCTATTCCAACGGATCCTTTCTAACCTCGACATCTACTGTCGAAGCCTTGGCCATG